TTGCCCCCTCCCTGATTATTTATTTTACTAAAACCTTTGTATCTTCTTTTATATCTAAGTAAGCAGTCCAAGTACCTCCTTCTGGTTGTCCATAAAATCTCACCTCATCTCTGGTGTTAGGCACTTGAGCAGTAATCTGAACTATTCTTTTTCCGTTCTTTAAGAACTTTTCACCTAGTGCAGTTATTGTCGCATTTGACTTTCCTTGTGCGCTAAATACATCTCCTACTTTTAAATCTTTTGCTTGAATTTTCATTTCTATCTCTCTTTTAATGATATTCAAATCTAAGAAGTATATTTTAATTGACAAAGAATTTTAATAATTATTTTTCATCATCATCAAAAAAAGTTTTTCCAATGAACTCCTCTAGATCATCAACTCTCCTCTGGAGTGATCTAACTTGATTCAGGGCTATGCCCAATCCAATTCCAAATAATAGTAATATCATCCCTCTTTTATTTTATATGGTAGGATCTCAAAGATCAGATCCTCTACATCTTCCATCTTTAGATAAGTGAACACATCCTGAGCATTATATCTACCTACCCACTTATACATCGCTTCCTGATATGGAATCCAATTCTTCCTCAGGATCTTTGATCTATCAAACTCCTCACACAAATCCAATGCTCTTCTCCTAAGGTGATTCTTTCTGAATATATAGAAGGCATCAGGAAACTGAAAGGCTATGTATTCAGCCTTGCTCTTTCTACTGCACCATCCATGACCTCCCCAGACATTAATAAACTCCAGAAGGATATACCCTGAATGATGCATCTTCTTCAATCCTTTGACATCTACCTTCATATCTCCCCAATAGAAGTCTATATGCTTCTTATCATCAGCAAGTGAGGATTTATGCGCTCCTGTCAGTTCCTTGAATAATGCTTCTCCTGATTTGCCTACATCAACACAAATAGCGGTTCGGTCATCACTAAGATTTCTCCCTTCTTTAAGATACTTCCTTAGTTGCATCTAGCAGTTCTTGGAGTTCTCTTACCCATTGCATCCAGATCTTAGGACTGCAAGTACAGGGAATATCAAACTTATGGTTAAACACTCTCGCATGAATAGTAGCTATCTGCTCACGATCCTCATACTTGAGGGTTCTCTTTCTTAATATCCCTGTAGATAGATATTCTATCTCCTCTGGCTCTAAGCATTCAGGTTGAACCTTCTTATAAGGGAATAATTTATTCAAAGCATCTCTGCGCTCATCACATCCACAATCCTCTCCTGCGATAGCCTTGACTATCTTCTTGATTCCTGTAGCCTCTGTGATCTGCTCAATAGTATCTCCTAGACCTTTAGGCTTGTTCTTACTTCCCTTTGGTCTACCTCTCTTCTTAGATTTTGTCATAGTCTCCATTTCCGAAGTCTTCCCAATCTTCTCTGAGCCTGTCGTGGATTCTTGCTTTCCCATTCTTGATCGTATTCTTAATTGATGTTAGTCCTATATCTGTATCTCTATGGATCTTATTCATACTCGTTCCCTCCATATGAATCCTGATCATCTTCTCATCATACCAATGCAATTCTTTCATCTCATCCTCCATAATGTTAATGAGTTTCTCAAGTGCTGCTTTCTCCTCTGGATAAGGCTGATAATCCTCCACATCAAAATCTTCCAGAGAAACCTTATTAATCTTCTTCTTTGCTCTCTGATATTTAAGAGCCGTATTGATGCAGGATCTATAGACATAAAAAAAGTTAAGGGAGTCCTCCTCATAAAAGTTGGTTCTCCCTTCGCTCTCTAATTCTAATAGTCGTAGAAACACCATCTGAACTATATCAGATGCGATCTCATAAGAACCATCAGTATATTCCTTAATGAATCCTGTGAGTCTCTTGAAATTCTTTCTATAAAATATTTCTATTCTTCCCATGCTATTTGCACCATGACTAAACCTAGCCCCATCTGGATTAGATGCAATGGCTTCTTCTCTTCTATCTCAGGATAGTAAGCATAGTTGATTCCAAACATCAATCCATAAAGAGGGCTAAATTCAATCTGCATTTTGTAATTGCTTATTTAATTTTTGTAATATAATGCAATTATCGTTCAATTCTTGACACTTCAATGTTAATTTCTGAACCTCATACTCTAGTTCAATGATTCTCATCTTCTGTCTAGTGAATTGAGCCTGAAGCCTATTATCACTCTGGATCTTATCTATACTACAATCTAGCAGTTTCTGAGTAGCCGTAGAATAGTAGAATCTATATAGATCACTCCACTCATGATTTGTATTATGATTCTTTACTGCATGATGAATTGTAGCGTGATTCTTACCAAATAATCTTCCTATCTGCATCAAGGTCATATACTTTCTCATTGCTACCATCATAGCAGATCTGGCATATACCTGTTCTAATTGTCTGGTATTATTAGGGATCAAACTAATATCCTCAAAATACTCCTTCAATACTCTACTTAAATCTTCCATGTTATCTCTTTCTCTTTATCTATTATTCTTTGAAATGGGATCTGATGTAGTTTCCCTGTTGAGGTATTCCTGACTATGTAATAGCTAGATCCTACATCAATATCCGATTCCTCATTATCTAACCTAGTTTGCAAATAAGCGTGAGTCTCTATACATATGAACTCCATCCCACTTATCTCAAACCTCTGACCATTATTCATCTTTCTCTTAAAATCCATCCATCTCTCTATTTAACATCTCATTTAATCTATGATTCTCTTTCTTCAGATCATACATCTCCTGCTTCAATTTCCCATTCTCAATCCTAGCATCTAAGATCAATTTATCTAGAGTTGTAAAGTAATCTGTGATATGTCTATAGACTGCTGCTGAATCAGCAAGGATCTGGAATACTTCCCACATATCCTCCTTAGTCATAGTCTTCTGATCGCTTAACTCCTTGCTAAGGTGATCCAGAGCCTTATACAACTCTGACTCCTTTTCAATATAGTATAGCCTATTACCCTCAAAATGGAGATCCATCTATTTCTCTTTCTTTAGTTACCAAATTTATTCCATTTATTCTAAACCCACAATTACCCTGTGTAGATTCCATCCTGATCGGTAAATCTAATGGAGTAGGTCTACCTCCAGATTCTAACTCCTTTACTTTTCTGACATGGATATCTGTGAAGATCCAATCCTGAGGATGCTGAGTGTACCTGTGAATCACAAAAAATTCATCACTGCGGTTCACGAACTTACCACCGCCTTCAACATCACTCGCCATAGGAGGCATCGTATGATTAGCATATTCGTGAGATCCTCTATGAACTTGTCTTAGTGCTTGTGTTGCAGGATGCGTATTCAGGATCGTAGTAATACCATATTCCTTGCAGAACTTCCTAATATGGCTTGTTACCTCATAATGATATTCATGAGTTGAGATTCCCTTACCTACATCTTCCTTCTTAATGGTTAGCGAGTTATAAGGATCTATCATCATTCCCTGAAACTCCCAAGCATCATATACCTCTCTAGCGATATCTAATAACTCAAAAGCATTTACTATTAACTCTGAATCTAAGAATGCCCAATGTCCCTCAACAAAGGCATGATGCCTCCAGAATGTCTGCTCATCAATCTGATTGATTGGCTTACCTGCTAGGAATTCAATGATCTTCCTCTGGAGTGATTGAACCTCATTCTCTGAGGAGTAGATAAGCCATCTAGTTCCATTCTCTAATGTATGTAGCATTTGCAGGTAAGTCATTGTATGAGTCTTTCCTACATTAGCGTGTCCTGTTACTACTACAAAATTCCCCTTCTTGAATCTTAAATGATCATCTATCTCTACTGCTCCGAATCTTGATGCCTCTTGTATCTTTCCCTCTCTCGCTCTTTCTAGATAGCGAATAGTCTTATTTGATTGTATTATGTGTTTATGAATCATCCCTCTAAATTAACACTATATTTTTAATATCTCAGATCTTGAGAAAAAAAAAGAGGAGTATTTCTACCCCTCTCTACCTAACACAATCAATCAACTAGAATGGTAAATCATCATCTGCTGCTTGTCCGTTTACGATAGCATTCGCTACCTCTATCTTTTCCTCTCTAGAAGAGAAGTGATTATCATATGAAGTCTCCTTCTTATCTTCTTCCAATACCCAACTCACAAATGAGTCAGCTACCTTTAGAACATCTGTACTCTTAGCACCTTTATCTTTTAGAAGATCAACTGCTGCTTTCAGGCAGGATTGTTTTACAATCATCTTCTGCTTAGTATCAGATCCTGATGAGTAGCTACCTCCAGAATATCCACCACCTGAGAATCCACCTCCCTGATTATATACAGGCTTGATGCGATTACCATACTGAGTAGCATTCAATTCATATTCTGCTTCCATACCTACTACGAACTTAGTCTGATCTGGTTTAACTGAAGAGTATTCTCCTGTATCTCCATTATCAAATGTTAAAGCGAACTTATATAAAGTTCTTCCATCCTTTAACTGATAGTCCCCTTGCGGATTGACCGCTACAACTTTTGCTTTTTTCATGATTATTTAGTTGATTGATTAATTATCTGTACCTCTAGCATCGCTAGTCTTTCCTTCATCCATTCGCTTCCTATCTTATCTGCGAAGGCTTCTAGATCATCAATGATCTGATAAAAGTTCTCTCTTTCCATCTCTTTTAGTTTTGATTAACAGGTCAAACTTAAAAAAGGATTTTGAGATATGAAAATTATTTGTTGATTATTTTTCCCTCTATCTGGATCACTGATGTATCCTTAGGAATATCAGAAGCAGGTTCTATCCTGACTGACTTGATGAACTTCTTGTTATCATCTGCTATCATTCCTGCATCTACCAATGCATCCTGAGTGAACTTGATAGCCATAATGCAATTGTCCAGATCATATCTGTAATTGACCTTAGCAGTAATTACGCAATACTCAAACTGAAAGTCATAATCTAACTGATCAGTAATGATCTCCTTCCACTTAGTCTTCTCTCTGGATCTGAATGTCCAATGTGGTGAGGAGTAGAATTTATTAAGACTAGGTATCTTACCTAACTTGATCTCTATTTTAGTGTGATCAGTCATATCCTAATCTCTGAGCATACTCCCAATCAATCTCTGCTATTCTACCCAAGTATCTAAACTCTTCCTCCTTAGCATATATTCTCTCCTCAGGAGTTGATTCTATTCCTAAGTTCTGGAATAATATAGCCATCTTATGAAGGTATCTATCAATGTTAGGATCTCTCATCTGCTTCTTTTATTTCATATACTATTCCATTAATGGTTAGCTTAACGCTAAACCCTTGAACTGCCCAAGCAGTATAACCCTTATCATTAAGGCTAACTGCTAGAGTCTGTGCTTCTCTCATTGTCATACGCTCTGCTCTTCTTGATAATACTTCCAGAAACTATAGTGATCAGATCTCTGTTCATCATGAAAGCCAAAGTGAGATAAGAAATGATTATTGTAATCATCCTCTAACTTACCCATCTCTATAGCAATACTCTTCTGTCTTCTAGTCATTATTTTTTTTAAACTCTCTGAAAGAGAGTATTATATATATAGTATTATATAGTTAGTTACTCTTACAGAGTAATATAATATATATAATATAATTACTTAAGTAACTTAATAAGACCGAAGGTATAAAGGATTATTGAGATAATCAAGAGATATAGATATTTCCTATCAAAGTTCTTTTCCTGATAGACAATCTGAGGTACTTTGATCTCCTTCTGGATCCTGATAGTATCAGCAGGACATTCAACATCAACCTCTATAGTGTCATAGAGCCTTCTCAGATCAATTCTAATGCCTTCTTTTATGATTCTGATAGTATCTATCTCCTGAAGGATTAAAGTATCTCTAACCTCTTCTTTTTGAGTTATGATTAGAGTATCCACTTTCAGGGCAACTGAATCTAGAATGCTCGGATCTTTTACAATCGCACGATTTAGGTGATACTTCGCACCACAAGACCAAAAAAGCAGCCCTATTAGAACTGCTCTTGTTACGATCCACATCCTTCGCAATCTTCAGGGTTATCTATGTTGCAACTAGGTTGCTCTTGTTCTGTTAGTTCATCAATGAAGTCTGCAAAACTATCTTGGTTCATTTCTTTGTGAGTCATTATATCCTTTTTCGTATTCTAAGTGTTTTTCAATATCGTAGATTCTCCCCTCTAAATTCTCTATGACTAAGATCTTTTTATCAAGTCTTTCATGCACTACATTCAACTCCATCTTCAATGATGAAAACTCTGCATAGATACCTCCTGCTGCAAATACTGCTGCAACAACCCAGATCAACATTGACCAATTTTCCTTGAGGAATGATTTACTCTCCTGAGCCATTGCCCTTATGCATTAGATACCAACGCTGCGCAGTATATCCAATAGAGATTAGTAGCAGCGCAATCTTTAACGCCATCTCTATATGTGAGAAGCTAATCGCAAATGTACTTGCATTAAGCAACATTAGTTTTATATCTGCTTCATTCATTTCCCTGCAAACTTTTCCAATCCTGCAATACCGAAACTCCCAAGAGTAACGAATACAAAAGAGTTGTATGTAAATTCATTAATTGCGAGATCCTTCCCACAAGCACCTGTGATCACATCAGCAATCATTACTAATATCATTACTGCAAACGACATAAAACCTATAATGGTCTTCTCATTCCAATCGTTGCTATTCTTAAATATCTCAATAAAACTCATAGTATGTCTTTCCGTTTTTTCTTTTGGCTCTTAGCACCTCACCTCTATTTCTTCCTGATCTCTTATAACTCACATGAACCCAATCAGGATCTGACTCATTACCAAACTCCCAGATAAGTTGATCAAAGGTTAGATGGTCCTTGATATATTTAAATACCTCTCTATTAGATAACCCACTATAAGAAGGGCAGTCTATATCTAAAGCCTCACCTTTTGAATGTTGTGAAGCAAGGCTTCCACCAATAGCATCATTCAACTCCTTACTTCTATATCCTGAGGAGATCATAATAGGCACTTTGAAATAATCCCTCATAGGCTGAAAGATATTCTCTGCTACTGCCTTGAGATTCTCCAGATGTTCAATACTCGGATCATTAGAGATACCTCTTCTTTTAGCAGTTGCTGATTTTGTAACCTCAGCCAATGTCAAGTTCTTACTCAGTTTCATCTTTGTAGATCTTACCTATACCCTGATTCATGTAATCCCCTTCGCAACATTCTCTAGAATACCGCTTACCATCTTTACAAAGGCATCCTCTTCTATTATCCTGAGGAACATTATATCTGTCCTTCATGATTAGATCAGATCTTCTTCAGGCTCTGGGAAGTAATCAGGATGCAACTCCTTACAAGTCTCTGTCCACTCACGAATAGCTGAACTGCTACCGAATGTATGGACACCGATAGGCGGACACCATATCATATTGCTATCCCAAGATTCTACAGGCTCACCATTCCATAGAACATCTACACAATAGTTATCGGATAGTACAGGAGCGGTTAGTTCTTCT